GTGTTATTCATTAAACTACCAGTCACGCCAGTAGTTGTTGGTGTGTCAAGAGCGTTCATAGCAGTGGCCAATGTAAGGCCTTTACGATACCAACGTATCTCTCGTGCACTAGTCTTTGATTGAACTGCGAATCTTTTAAAAGTAGGGATTAGTTTGCCAAATCCTTTGGCTAGTTTATCTATGTCTATGCCTCTAATATCTTTTTCAGCACTTCCGTCGTAAACCATTTTTAATTATTCCTCCCCAAGTCTAGTAAGAAGAATTCTCCATTAGCAGCAGTCTCTAAAGCCATGCCCCAGTTGTAACCAAGGTCACTATTATTAGCTGCTGTGTCTCTGAACTCGTTAGCAGCCTCTAGTTTAACAGGTAATCCAACGCTTACACCGGTTGTTCCAGCTTCAACTTTGAATATTCCGCCTCTATAAACAGCTATGGTGGCTTTTCCATCATCAGCGATTTTTTCTTCAGCAGCGATACCGCCGAATTCATCGTCAGCAGCAGATGAAGCTACAACTGTGAAAGGGTCAGTGAGTTTTAAGCAAGTACCTTTAGGTATAGAAGTGGTTTCATCGCAAGTCATTGGAATAGGGACTTCTGTTTCGAATACTAAAACCGCGACTGCGTTAGCCATATCTATACTTTATATTATAACAACTATTTAAATGTTGTTATTTCTGCTTTCTACCTAGTTGTTTGAACTTCAGTTTCTCTGCTAAAATCTTTTCATTAGCGAGGTTCATCACCGCGGTTTGCAAAGTAATGGTGAACTCTGCTTGTTTAACAGCTGCTTTAGCACCATCCCTTACCTGTGTCCAGTTGCGCTCGTCCTCAGTACCCATAACTAAGCCTATGTCTTTAGGAACTTCACTCTTTTTTGAAGTCATTGGCAACCACCTTCTTAACATAGTCTTCTGGAGTCTCTTTCTTCTGAGGCTCTCCAGCAGATGCGTTTCCCCCAAGTGTCTTTTCTACTTGCATCGCTTCTTCTCTGTCAAGCAACTCTTCCTTCTTCCTGTTGGCTGCTTCTTGTCTCTCTGCGGCTGCGTTTGCTCTGCCTATCAACACTCCAGCACCCTCTTTTTCTGGTTCTTCTTCCTTGGCCTCCTCCACTAGAGGTGTTTCTTCAACAGGTTCTGGTTCAGCTTCTGGTTCTTCAGGAGCTTCTTTTTTAATCAGATTGTCGTGACTCATTTTTCATCCTTCAAAGGAACTACGGTGTACTTTGTGCCCTTCAAACCCTCACCAGTCTTCAAGACTTGTATATACTTCAAGCCTTCGCCTATTGTTTCCAAGTGCATCTTTAACTGTATCAACACACTTGCAGGGATACGGTAATCCTCACTATCAATAGTCACCACGTCAACGGTGAACTCGTCAGGTGTTCCCTCTTTAAAGGTTCGTTGTTCTACTTCCAAATCTACCCTTATCCTTGGTAGGTCAGAAACTAGTTTTGTTGTTTTGCCTTCGTACTGTTCGGCCATGTCTTTCAAGTTAGTCATGTTCTTTTCCTCCGTCTAATTTTATAATAGACCAAAACTTAAGCTGCTAGGACGATTTTCAGCAAACATTTTTTGTAGTTCTCTTTGATACGCAAGCCAAAAAGCAGCGATTGCCGCTCTTTCTTCAGCCGCTCTCTCAGTCTTTGCTGCGTCTGCATCATCCCATAACTTAATATTATTTAATATAATCTTTCTCTCTTTCTTATCTCTAGCATTATCATAATCTGATTGTAAAGCCAGTCGTTCTTTCTTACCCTCAGTGTATACAGCATCATTAATTATAGCAGTTTCTCGTTCTAAATCAGCTTTTTCTTGACGGCCAATAGAGTACATATCTTCACCAGTCTCTCGAGCTTGTCTCAAATGTTCATTGATAACTTTATTTGCTTCATTATTTAAACGAGCCGCTTTGATACCGTCAAAATAAGTTACTTTTATAAGGTTAATGATAGGTAGAATGTTAATAACATTTTCTAAGAGTGGAGGGTATAAAAACTCGTCATACTGTTCTTGTAAAATAGCTGCTTCTTCATCTAAACCACGGTCTTGCATGTCACGGATAGGAATTGAGTAAGTCGGTGCTACTGTATCAATTCTTAAGTGTCCAGTCCAAGGATAAGAGCCAATCGCTGCTCCAAGCATACCAATCACTGCGAAAGGATGCTTTAGAGTTCTTGTGAACTTCTCATAATAACTCAATGTGAGTTTAACAGTTTTAGTATTGCTAGCGATTCTCTGAGTGTTAGTGGTTAACTTACCAATTTGTGGCAGGTTAACATTAACTTTTAACAACTGAAAATTTTTAATATTCTTTAAAGCGTTTTTAGTTGCTCCTGCCGCTTTAACAGCTTTTCCTAGACCTCCAATTAAAGGTGCAGTACCCATTTGTGCATCTTCAGGTATTCCTTTAGGTGTGAACATTCCTGTAATTTTATCACCAATGCCTTGCCCGAATACAATGTTTAAAAGTCCTTTCTTAGAGGCATCTTCAAAACCCATTTGCTCTCTGAACTCAGATAACACATCACCCACTCGAATATCATTTATAGGTGTAAACCCGGCTGTTGGTGCAGCTGCACCACCTGTTTTCTCATCTCCAAATCCTAGTTGCTCTCTGAACTGTGGTAAAACATCTTCTTCTCTAATATCTCCGGCGAGAGTTAATCCTTTATTACTACCACTTCTGCCGACACCTGTCGGCGCTTCAAATGTCTCGCTGAACTGGTCTTCACGGCTTTTAATAATTCCAGACTTCCCTCTAGTTATGAGCTCTGCTTGGCTGAGCTTGCTTACTACATTCTTCTTTTTCTTAGGTTCTTCAAACTGTGGTTTATCTACGAGTTTTCCACCTTTATATTGTCCGGGTTTTAATCTAGCCATTTATCTTTGGTTGAGGTATTGTAACCCCAATTCCTCCAGCTATAGCAATAATTACAATAGTGAATAAAGTACCATTAATACCGCAAAGTAGAGCTGTGACCTCTAGCGTGGTTAAACACACTAACCCCACAATCAAGATTCTGTAATCGACCTCGTACTTATTCTTCTTCAAAAAAGGTGGCTGACCATTCATTGTCTACCCTCCAACTCTTCAGTCGTGTCATTAAGTTGGCTAGCCTGCATATTAGAATCAGATTCACGGCTGCTAATCAACTCGTTCTGCAAGCTAGCCGGGAACGTCAAATTTATCTCTAAGTTCAACTGTCCAAGGACTTGCTCCTCAACGTATAACTGTTCAGCCTTAACACTCTGCTCATAAGACAAATACACTATCTTACCAGATGCGTCAGTGAACTCCTTAGCATTACCAATAATGATTTGAGGAACATTAACAGCTTGAAAAAAGTAATCATTCAACTTATCAACCCAATGAATAGGATTAAGAGTAGAGTTAGGAGGCACACCACCAACGTCACGCTCAACAGTTCCTTTAGGAACATACACGTTCTCACCATTCTTATAAGCGTTATCCATCTTAGTCTTAAAAGCGGCTATTTCAGTAGTGTCATCAGTGTCAAGATAAAACAAGTTCACAGGAACAATGTTTCTATGCAAAGCAATCTTATTATCACTCATAGCCTCGTTACGAGCCAATATAAGCCATTTCAAGCTATTAATGATGCGAGTGCCATGTATCTCATCAGCAATCCTATCATGGCTTAAATGGAATATTTCATCAGGCTTAAACTTCTTAACAACCTTCTTATTCCTAGAAACCTGTTCATAACGGATGATGCGGCCTTGAGCGTTCTGAACAATCTTCATACCGCCAGAGTTCAAAGGCTTCAAATTAACCAACACACCATCATCATCACGGATAACCTCAGCGAAAGAGTCCTGCGCGAAAGTCTTAACCTTAATCATATTCTTCAAAATAGAATTGAAACTGTCTTTACCGTTGCCTTTAATAGTCATTAACAACAACTCAGTAGGCTCGTCAGCAGTGAAACCAGCTCCAATAGTCCAAACAGCCTTAGTATCAACAGCTACCTTAAACTCAGGAATATTCAAGTAATAACCATAATCCTCATTCCAAAAAGGATTCTGATAAGAGAACTCTTTCTCACCACCAGCACCATCAGTCTCCTCAGGGTCAACACTGTAATCAACCATTA